TTTTTAGAAACTTAAAAACCCAAAACATAACACTAGTAATGGCCACTCTTGTTAAGTTTTTGTTTGCGCCCCTTGTCCCAAACGCGCGAAAGAAGATACCGAATAGGTCATCCCTTCTCGATGCCCCTCCACCCCCCGTCGATGACACGAAAATGTGGGAGTTTGGAAACTATTCATGGAAGGCGACGGTCGAGGCTAAGGATGCGGATGGTGTAGTTGACACGACCTTTATTGGGTACAGTCAAAATATGGACATAACAGATAGAACCCGGGTTGCGTGTGATCGTTACAAGCTACCCGGAACTATGTGTGGGGAGGTGGAGATGGTGATGAAGGGTGGTGAATGTGATGAGGTTATTTTTATTAAACCGAAGGATGGTATATTAAGACCTATTTTATAGGTACCACCCTTTTAAACTGATTTCACTCTCTTCACACCATGGGTACATATCCTCTTTGTGGGAACCTATGAAATTTACAGCGGTCATACCAGATTCTATACACTCATCACATATGGATTTATTATCATCTATGATGATACCTATGTTTAGGGCTCGGCAAATATCAACTTTCTTAACTTCATTCGGCGTATAACTATTCGTGAGAATAACATCATCGAAAATACCTGGGAAGAAATAATCGATCCATAACTCTGTATCTTTCCTCACAACATCCTGGCGACCCGTGACAATGTACATCTTTTCTACGTTGCGACGGATTATCTGCATAGCTTTTTGGGACCCCCTTATCGGTTTAAGAGCTTGGAAGTGGCCAGACTTGTAAAATTCTTGAACCATTTTTTGAGATTCTTCTTCTGTGACATTAAAAATATCCCGATAGACGTAACTGTACTTTGGTTTATCGGTTTTCTGTATACCAGATTTCTGTTTGTGATACCTCGACATAGGACTGAGAAACGGGACAAGAACTTCATCGATATCGATCGCAATCTTGTTCATTACTATACCCTATTATTATTCGTAATCTCTAACTACCACACCAACGGGAAAACGAGCACTCCCATTTTTATCCTTTTTTATAAGGCGTTCCATACTAGGTTTATTTAATTTCTCAACTTTAAATAGATGTCTCTACTTCCAGTTGTAAATTATGGTAGAATGGAACGACTTAGACCTCCAGAGGGATCACCAGTCCCCTTGACTGTAAATACATTTTGTCTGGTGTTTATTGTCATATGTATATTGGCGATGTATAAGCGCTCTGTGACGATTAGTCAACAGCGTCAACAATCTTATACTTGAGACACTTTTCACCCGAAAGATAAATATCTTTTTTCATCAATTTTTTTAGAACCTTCTCAGGGATTTTAGTCTTTTCGAGATACATTTCTTTTAATTTCTTCATAAACTTATCCGTCGATTTCAGTTCGTGTTTGAGTTCCTGAAAATTACCCCACATTTCGGTAGAAATCTGATGGATGAGAATATATGCATTTTTCCCCATACGTCTCTCAGCACCACCGAGTAACACAAACGTAGCAGCACTACAACAAGACCCTTGGGCGACGGTGATAACTTTCACCCGTGAAGTTTCGAGAACATTCATCATACTCATACCTGCAAAGATACAACCACCTTCGCTCATGATATGTACACGAATCTGTGGTTCATATCCAAATAGTTCAGCTTTCTTTTTCAGAAGATCAATCTCCAGTTTTTTAAACTTTTCGACAAACAAGAGTGCATTTTCACGATCAACATCACCATAGAATAGGAGTTCATTGCCGATGACCTTTACACATTCTTCGACGGGTTCAGGTTCTTCTTCGTTCGTAGGCATGTTTCAATGCTTTCTTTACTCTTGTTACATCTCTCGATTTTAAGCCATTTCCAACTGCGAGATGATTAATGACGTCGAAATCCTGGGGTGTGATTTTATATTCAAGCAATGGGTCTAAGTCTCCATTTTCTGCGTATTTCTTTAATAGACCAAGTTCCTCTATACCGAGACCCATTCTCGATTTCTTCTTAATTTCTTCAAATTTTTGTTTTCGCATCTTATAATTTCCAAACTTTGTCCAGCAACTTCCGGGCCTAATTTTGTCTCTCTCGAGTGGTTCACCTAGAGCGCTCTTAGGAATAGTTAGGGCATGAAGAACAAAGTACGGCATGAGGTTCCATTCACCATGGGCGTACATACGATTATCATACATATCAGCATCCGAAAACGACCCAGATACTTTAATAATATCCACATCTTTGGAGTTTAGGTAATTTTCTTGGAATACATCCCACATGTGACCATGTTCAGAGACACTATCACGTATCTCAGTTGGGTTAGGATCTGATAAAACTTCTGCGATAAACTCTTTCGGACTTTTGAAGTCATCTATTTCATCATACCCTTCTAGATATGTAAAAAATGTACGAATATTTCCAATTGATCTCATGGCTGCACTTTCTACACGAGGACCATGATCATCAGTCAATGTCATTAGAACGTCTGGTTTATGTCTAGGGATAAACACAGTTTCAAAGTTTGGATACATACACATATTCGTGGTTGTCACCAGGAGAGATCCACGAGAAATACGGTCACCATCCGCAACTTTCTCTATGACCGGTTTAAATACAGGTTCATAATCATCAATGAACACGTGTTTCACCGAGGGTCGTATGAATGGTAAAAACAATGACTTACTTTTCATATGTTCACTCTGTAACTCAACATGATTCAGGCCTTGAAGGACAGCGCGCAGTACATATGATTTTCCAACACCGGTGCTACCACATATAAATACATTCTTCCCCTCCCGTATATAACGTTTAATAAGTTCTATTTGTTTCGTGTGAATTGTCGTCACAATTGGATCTTTTTTTTGTTCAATTACTTTAATGAAAGAGTCCATTGATGATCTTACTAATCAGGCGATAGATTTAGTACTCGAGAACGACGCACTCCATAAACGTATCGTAGAACCTTTAAAAAGGAAAATTGTACCATACGTTGTGTGTGGAATTCTAACCAACTTGACTATGTTCATTCTTTTGGTGTACCTTGCTCGACGTCTGAGTCTTCTCCCTCTCCCTCTTCCTCTTCCTCTTCAATGATTTCTTCTGATTTTAATTTGGAAAGGAACTTACCCACGCGCTCGAGTGGTGTATTTTTAGTTATAGCTTCTATAGGTTCAATCGTTTTAGGAACTTTCAAAAGTGGGATTGAACGCACATTAAGAATCTCTGGTTTTGTAAATACATTATCTAGAGGGTATTCTTTATCAAAGTTTGTCATAATTTTTTTAGGAATTGGTGGAGATTGTTCAAGTAGTCTATCATATTCAGTTTTACATTCTTCTACAAACTTCAGACCATGAATTTTACGCTCATCTCGTGGTATAGCTAACATTAAACGAATATTTCTAGATAAGAGACCATGTGATAACGCGGCAGTTCTATGATTTTCCATCAATTCGTTAATCTTTAGGAAATTTGAAATTGTGGCGATGAGACCCGCTATCAAGTTTAAACCACCTATAACAGATGGCGCGGCTGGCTGAATACTGAGAGGTAAAGTCGATTGTGCAAAATTTGCAGTCCCTGTAATAGTTGAAAGAACAATCACAGGTAAAGTGAACTTCATACTCAAATCTTTATAGAGTAAGAACGCACGATGGTGCATAAACCTGTAGCACGCACAGGTCTCACCCCACTGTCTTAATATAATTTCATGCTGGTCGTTCCATATAATTTTTTCTTTTACCATTATATATAGTAAATGAATATAATATTCATCATTCATCTTATTTTTCTTTTGTGGATCCTCGTGGTACCTTTCATGAACAATAGAAGAAACCTGGAATTTTACTCGATGATCATTCCATTTATCTTTTATCACTGGTCAGTAAATGATGATACATGTGCCTTGACTCAGGCTGAGATGTATGTCACGGGGCGTGATAAGGAAAAGACATTCATGGGAAAAGTTGTGGGACCTATTTATAAAATGGAAGAAAATGAACTGAATAAACTGACAAAAACCACATTTTTCGCACTTTGGGCATTTGTGCAATATCGTTTGGGATATTTTGATACGTTTGTAAAGGATTTCGATAAATTAATTAAAGGTAAACCTATGAGTACCTAAACTTATCGAAAAAATGTACACAATTTCTAAAGTTATGGTACACAATCATACATAGAGCATCAGCAATGTCATGTTTTCTTTCATATGGAATATCTCCATCGATATATTTTTCAGATATGGATACAGTTCTCTCTTTTCTTTGGTCATAATCAAGATGTCTCATTCCGAAATGTGCGTGCATGCTCACAGGTGAAATTAAAGAAACCTTCTCTTTGAACATGTAATGTAATAGGATTTCAATATTAGTGAAACCACCCGGTGGCTGTGCTTCTATAAGTATTTTATCAGCTGAATCAAAAATTTCTTGATGGTCTTCTACAAATAAAGGAATCAAGTCTACAAAATTGTTTGATCGTATATATTTGTAGTCTCCGAGACTCACTTTCTTTATATATTCCACTGTGATATTTGGTCCAGGTAAAGACTCTGCTAATACCAATCCCATATTATGATATCCAATATCAATTGATAGTACCTTCATATCTCCAAGTGAAAGATTTTCCTTAACTATAGTAAATGAAGAAGAAGACAAAGACTCAAATGTTGATGATCGCACTCGTTGTACTCGTCCTCACTGTGGGTTACATGTGGTACAATCCACAGATCGTTGAGGTACAGGTGGAGGTTCCAGTCATGGCGCCACCTCCCCGACCTATCGTATCGCGCGAGGTGATACGTACACCAGAGTTCAGAGGACCACCAATTAAGCAATACAAACCTGGATACATGCAACAGATGGGTATCATCGTAGGAGAAGAAGGTGAGACTCTACCCCTTTACGGTAAGGAGGTTCGTGGTCGCCGAGATCGCTACCATTACTACACTACAACTGGGGGTGAAAACCTGTACCCAATCCCAGTGAATCATGATGGTCGCGACTGTGTAGATGACATCGGATGTCAGGAACTATATGGAAATGAATCAGTTTCTGTAACCGGAAAAACTGGTTCATTTGATGTTAACATGTACCGAACAGATAATTTCTTTTAGGGTAATATAGAGTATGACTCCAGAGAAGTGCGTCTTTATAAAAAAACTCGCCCACGGTGTTCGCGATTTGATGAAGTATTCTCAAACTGTGAATACTATCGGTTCAAATCCACAAAATGAGACTGAAAAATTTATAAAGAAACATTTACTCAATAAGAATCACGATGATACGTATGAGTTTTCTGTTGGTAAATTTAGAATTGCTTTAGACATGATAGATCTGTCGGTAGTACTTCGATACCTGGATCGCATCAATATAACCATAGATCGTGTATATACACTAGCGTCACCAAATCCATTATTTTTCACAAAGGATGATCACAACTTCGTCGTACTTATTAATCAAGGGGAAATAGTGACATTTCAAGATTTTCTTGTATATTAGATGAAAACCATCCCAAACTTATTCGAAATACTTTTTTTCGCCCCCTCAAACGTAGGGTGACCCCAGAGGTACCAACGGGACCAGAATCCAGCCCCGTCGATACCACTCTTCTTCCAGTCTTCTTTGTCACTCGATATCACATCGAGCATCATTTTATGAATCCTTTTTGGATCTCGTTCTGCTATAATACGTTTCGGTACTTTACCGCCATGGCGGAGTACATAAGAACGCATACGTGAAGGATTCTTGTGTTTGGTGTAGTCGGAATACCCACTGGCACCAAAGTCAACAGTCCTGCCGTCTTCTAAGGTCGCCCTGAACTTCTTTTTAGAATTAGGACTTTTAGTAATTTTGACGCGCATACTTATAATTTATGAGTATTTAATTTTTACACGCCTGGCAGCCATACTTTTCCTTCTTGGGCAAAAAGAAAAGGCTTTCGGGACCACGTTTCACACGGTACAAATGATCATATAGGTGAAGAAGGACCACAGTGAGTGCGACGGAACCCGCGACGACACCATTCACCTTCCGAGCCGAATAGGCGTAGGCGACGACCATGATGACGAGAGCAATTTGAACAAGGGAAATGTTAGGCATGACAAAACGCTTCTCGACCGTGTCAACCTCCTCATTTGGTGCTGGGGCAGCATACATAGACTTTCTGGGGTAACCTGGCATTTTTATTATCTATGGAGAAAATAATGTGGCCTGTGTTACTGGTTCCCGTATGCATGTTACTTTATGATTATTTGAAAGCACCGATAGATCGCCTTTATTTCAGTAATTCGAAACGTATCATGGTGGGTATACAGAATACATTTATAGATATTCTAAGTGTGGTATCCACACCTGAAATTCCCGGACTCTGGCTCGTAAAGGCACACTACGACAAGATACGTCGAGAGTTTCTTGAAGTTTCACCCACACTTGATCGTCACCTCTTCCATGATATAGACCCATGGTTTGATACAAATGATGGGTACTATTTCTATAAAGCCGAAAATTTCCCACTTTTAAAAAGTCTGATTGATCAGATTCCCAGTATCCATCAAGAGACTGCTCGGTTCGCCGTGGTTGAGGGATCAATGGTTATTCCACCACATCGGGCTGAATCGAACTGGTATTTACGGTATCATCTTACTATAGAGGGTGGGGGTGATTGTACACTCTATACTGAGAAAGGATCACATATACACGAAGATGGTGAAGAGTTTCTATTTGATCATTCGAGGTACCATGAACTTATAAAAACAGGTGAAGGACGACGAGTCGTAATCATCTTAGATGTTCATAGATGTTTTTGACAGACTGCGACATACATATCACTCCCACCGATGAGTTCGAGTTCTGTGTTTTTCACTATGCGCTTTGTGAATGGACCCGGGGTCTCATGTCTACAGTACATACACAATGCTGACAACTTTGTAACTTCACTGGCAATTGGGATACACTCTAGAAGTTCTCCCCATTTCCTCTGAAACGCATCACCATCGAGACCTGCGATGATAACATCCTTCCCCATATCTAGACATGTCACGATAAACCTTTTAAGATCGGGATAAAACTGCGCTTCATCGATAGCTACAATATCAGAATCCTCAAAGTCGCACTTCCCCGTGAGTTCATACAAGTTAAATACTTTGTAACAACCAAACTTTACGTTATCGTGGGTCTTGAGAACTTCATCAGGAGATCTCGTATCTTTCGCAGAATTTACAACCACAATCCGCTTCCCTAAAATTTTGAGTCGTTTCAACCTTCGAATAAGTTCTGAGGTCTTACCTGAAAACATGTTCCCCATGATAATTGAGAGACCCATCCTGACTTATTAAAATAATGGTGTATTTTTTATATGGATGATTCACACAAGGCTTTATTCCCGATACAAACACCGCGGTAAAAATATCTCAGGAAAAGGTAAGATGCCCCCTGTAAAGACTTTCTTTAATTCTATAAGTAAACGTAGAGAACTTGATAAAAAAATAAAAAATAAAATTGATCAGTTAGTTAACCTATCTAGTCTAGCTACCAACCGTAACCGCGATGCTGCGATTAAAATTCAACGAGCTTGGAAGAGAACGAAGACTCCTGAGCATAAGTTGAAACTCTCACAGCTGGTAGACAATCTGACCAAAAATTATATACAGATGAACAAAGTAAATGAAATATCACGACAGTTGGAAAACGTGAAATTATTCAACCGTAACAACAACGGAAACGCGGTAATGACAAATATAAATATCAGGAAAAAGTAAGACAACATTATTTTAACTTTGATATCGTGTATATGGCTAACAATGTATGTACGACATAATAAATAATATTATAATCGTCTGTCGACAACCTCTGTTTAATTTGAAAAACCGAAAATATATCATACAATTGTCTGTTCTCATCTAAACCACATTCTTTATTGTATATGGGCATAAGAAAACATCCTTGCTCTTTATTGGGATTAACTATCCCCTGTATAATCAAACCGATAGCACTAAATAAAAGAATCGACAAAATACGTGTATCTTTGAATATAAATGGACCGAGATAAATTAAAACAGTTGTGATATTGTGAAGATAGTGTAAGATGTTATGCTTTAGGGGTACTTCCTTTTTACATGGATAGTGATACTTATCTAACATGTAAAAAATCAAACCCAATAAAGATAAAAGTAAAACTTTATTCATCGTTCCTGGATTACACGTATATTTTTATCTTCAATCGAATCAAACTCCTGCGCGGACAGTATGAAGTTTGAATTTAAATTTTCTTCCATGTGACTGACAGATTTAACAGCGACCGCCGCACCTGCATTTAAAACCCAACTCAATACAACCATACTCGGTGTACAATTTCGCTCTTTTGCGATCGTGGTAATATGGTGATCGGATAGTGCCTCTTTACACATCGGACTATACGCCATGACATTGATCATATTTTTGTTACAGTACTCATATAATTCCTTTTGTTGGAAATGTGGATGGAATTCAATCTGATTCATCGCCGGTTTTAAATGTTTTATTTTTTCAAGGTGTTCGATTTTAAAATTGGAAACACCTACATTTATACATAAAGTTCCTTCCAGTTCCTTCATTTTCGTGAATACAGTGAGAACATCTGCGTCGTATCGATTTCCATCCTTATACACGACCGGCCAGTGTACGAGATACATATCTAAATATCCAATCTGAAGTGTATCTATACTTGTTTGACACGCACTTTCCACATTATCATGTTGATCATTCCATAATTTCCCAATGATAAATAAATCTTTCCTTGTACACACTCCTTCGTCGATACACCGTTTAATTTCGTTACCGATCATGGCTTCATTTCCGTAGAAGTGTGCACAGTCGATAGTTCTGTATCCACGTTTGATAGCATTATACACGTCATTTTCATTTACACTGCATGTTCCATACGCAATTTTATGCATTTCAGTTCTATTTGGAAATATCATGTGATCAATACATGTATTGTTTAACCCGTAACATAATGCATCGGTTTCGACTCCAATTGTATCATCCACTAGGTTTTCACCAAATGAAAAATGAATTTGGTTATTTTTAACACTCTTATCATTATACATAAATTCAAACATTTCACTCAAGGTGAATATATTACCACATCGGAACATTTTGGGTAGATGAAACGTATCCGAATATTGTTTATGTAGTTTGATAAGTGTATCATCGTGAATACCCAAAACGTGCCCAACGTGAGAGGCACCTATCATCCCCACGTTTACAGCTTCCCCGTGATAATATTCATCTTTTGATACGTATTCTAGTGCGTGTGCATACTGATGACCGTACATGAGAATCGGGTGTTGTTCCCATGGATCACTTCGCACGTGTTCGATTTTAGCTTCAATCGTTTTCATCACATTGGAAAACATATCATCATTCGAGAGTGTAAAGTTTTCACACACCGCGTGTTTAATAATTTCCGCGTACCCATCCCATATAAACCGTTCGTCTAAGGTTTTCAAAAAGTCATAGTAAATATAAATATTCGACGGTACTTTGTAGCACCCAATTTGATTTTTTCCACATTTTGTATTTAGTGCCTGTTTATAAGATATACACGCATCCGTCATGGCGAGCAATGTTGTCGGAAAACTTACAAATTCCACACCTCTCTTATACGTACCCGCGATAAACCCAGCCAAATTACTTACAGAACCACCACCAACGGACACGACGACTGTGTGTGTATCCATTTTATTTTTTCCCATCTCATCTATAAATTTTGAATAATATGTAAGGTTCTTGTATTCATCTTTGGCTTCGACCTCGAATACAATTCCATCAATTACCGGGAGCCCATATAGTCGCTTAATATTCGTATCAATGAACAACACAACACGAGATTTAATCTGCTCGATTGCATATTTCCACTCAGATATAGTTTCGATTGTACATACATTTTCAACACTTCGATTAATTAAAATCCTCATATACTGTATATGAATATAATTCTATTTATTTTGATGATCATTCACGCGGTGTGGATCATCGGATTCCAGACATTCGGTTTATTCGTGTTACCGAAGAAACTATATTACATGTATCCACTCGCATGCGCGCTTGTGAGTCTACATTGGGTTATTTTCGATAATAAATGTATATTATCCGTTCTCGAAAACAGGGTTTCTGAAGATAAAAACAGTAATGACGACACTTTTGTATACGACGCGATACGTGACAAACTAGGTGTTCCCATATATACACAAAAAAAATTCCAGCATACGATGATGACTGCGAGCTTTATGTATGTCGCATATATATACAGAAAAGATCCTAAGATTCTAGCACTGTGTCTCGCGTGTTTATATTTAAATAGATGGGAAGTATGGTCTAAAAATTTTCTATAGATACAGTATGAGCGATTGTTATTATACAAAATCGTATACAATCGACGGAGGCAATTACGATGGCGTGATAGAATGTACTTACGTTTTACTCATGGAAAATTCAGAAAGAGAAAAACAAATCATACGACAAATCGAAGATGCTAAAATTACAACAAAAGTTGTGATTCAGTACAACAAAGGATACAAAAAGTGTGAGAAGAATCTGAGAGTCAATAAACCAAACTACGACCTCGAGGATGCTTTAAAAAATGTGTTTAAGCATGCACTCAATCAAGGATATTCCAGAATTATCGTACTTGAAGACGATTGTCAATTTGACGAACGTATCAGAGATCCCGTCGTCGTGAATGACCTGCGTACATTTTTAAAAAAACGCGACCCAGAAATATATAATTTGGGTACGACATTTTCGTTAATCTCACCTATTGATATTCTTCTTCACAATAAGAACCAGCGCTTGTTATACACCACATGCGCTCATGCTGTAATTTACAATAAAACGTATATGAAAGCTGCTTCGACGCGCAATTTTTTGTTAGGTCACGCAGACCTGGAACATAATAGAACTTGGTCCAAGTATACGTACACGTATCCACTCGCATATCAATTATTTGAGGATACGGAAAATAAAAAAGAGGGCTGGGGTTATGTATCATTCATAGCCGATATTCTATTTAAACCTTTGAAGTTGGATACACAAGTACAACCTGGGTTTGACCGTCTCAAACTCACATTTGACTACGTGAGTATCCTATTGTTCTTATTATTGTTATTCTATATAATACGAATTAAAAATTATATCAGGTAAATATAAGATGCTATTGTCTGTAATTTTGAGTGCAATTGTGTCATTCGTGTTATACCATCAACAATGTCAACCTGATTGTGGCTATAAATTCAACCAATTACAAGTTTATAATTATACAATTCATTTACATCACTGGTTGATTAGTTTACTTGTACTTCCATTTGTAAATAATTCGATACTCAAAGGACTTTTGATCGGTGGGGTTGTTCACGGTATACTCATGTATGACGATTGGCATGAAATAATAAAATATAAAGAATAAGTAAGATGCCTCTCAGCGATGCAGCCATCACCAAGAAGGTTGAGGAGTTGCGTAAAATACAGGGTAAGATCTACGCACCCCTCAAATATTTCAGGGGGCTTGAGACTCTCAAGGGGGTTGAGACACGTTATAAGAAAATGCTCAAGAGGGACTACACCAAGTTCCGAACTGATAAGGGACAGAAGACAAAGACTTCCTCCTACACCCAGAAATTTAGGAAGATGTATCCGGGAGCTAAATCCCTCCCTGAAATTGCTAAGGCTACTAAGATTCCTCTGAGGACTGTGAAGACTG